GTACTTTGAGAATGTACAACTTACTGCAACAGGTGAGGGATCAGGTACAGCGAGAGCTGATGGTTCTAAGTACAGTATTACATTACTTGCAGAGTCAGAGCACTTGGCTTATGAAGTAACAAGTACACTAATTACAACAAATGCTACAGACTTTCCACCTGCTGTACAATCGTAATTTAACACCCTAATAATTAAAGCTCTAGTAATACTAGGGCTTTTTTTTTAAACATTTTTCTACTCTGTTATAATATAGTTATATGATATACATTAAAAAAGATGAGGTCAATCAGATTATCCTTACCCTCACTGAGGTAAGTACACTGCCTAATCCTTATTATTTATTTGTTTTTCAGAATGAAATGGACAAGCTGTCTGCACCTATTACATTCTACACTGCTGATATATCAGCTTATCCTGAACGATTCAATCAGTTTGAGCTAGATGAGCCTGTAGATTTGGAGTTAGTCAAAGGACAGTATACATATAGTATCTATGAGTCATCTATCACACCTCCAACTATTGCAAATTCTACAGGGTTTGTGATTGAAGAGGGCAGGATGGTAGTAAGTGGACCAATAGTATCATCAATTTATGAGTAATTATGGCATTAAAAGATTTTTTTAAAACAATAAAGCACGAAATAGTAGAGGGATATCAATCATTCTCTACTCCATTCCTTAAAGTAGGAGGTGCTAATCTAACTCTACCATATGTAAATGGTAGGAATCAGACTAATGGATACATTCCATTCGGGCAGGATAACCTATTCCCTGAGCTACTCAATCAAATATTCTACAGCAGTCCATTACATGGCTCTATTGTAGGGTATAAAGTGAATGCAGCTGTAGGTGGTGGATTTAATATAGTAGCTGATAGACTTACTCCTCAAGATAAGCTAGAGCTATATACATTAGAGAGAAAATTAAACATAAAAAAGGTAGTTCCTGCAGTAACTCAGCAACTAATACTACACAATAGAGTATATTTCAAGCTATGCTTTGATGATAAGATGAAACTTACAAAGATAGTCAATCTATCACCTGAGAAACTTAGAGTAAACTTAGATAGAAAGAGATATTATATTTGTGATGATTGGGCTAGTAGGATTGGAGTCCAGGAGATAAGGAGATACACTCCTACCTCTAGAGATTATGAGCAGTTATTTGTGTATGAGGTTGAAAGTATTGGGCAGGATTATTATCCACTACCTACCTACACCTCAGCTCTAAACTTTGCTTTCTTATCAGGTGAACTTAGCTACTTTGCTAAAAGTAACATACAAAATTCAGTCTTTCCTAGCTTTGCTATGATGTTCCCTAAGAGACCTCAATCTGAGGAGGAGAAGAACATGATAAGAAATACCATTGATAGATTGAAAGGTGCTGCGAATGCAGGTAAAGCTGTGGCATTCTTTGCTAACTCAGCAGACCAACTACCAAAGATAGAGTCACTACCTACCAATGGTAATGATAGTCTATTTCAGGAGGCATCACAGCTGAACACTGAGCAGATTTGCTTTAGTCATACTATAGATCCTATACTTATGGGAATCCGTACTACAGGATCACTAGGTAATGGCTCAGATATTAAGCAGGCATACATCATATTTGAGAAAAATGTAGTTATGCCATTGAGAGATATGGTAGCTGATATCTTTAATGAGCTACTATTCATAGCTAAGATAGATGCAGATTTCACTATCAATAACTATCAGATTATAAATGAGGCAATAGTAGAGCTTGAGGGAGATACCTCTAAGACTAATGATGCACTTAATAGTCTATCACCATTAGTAGCTACTAAAGTACTTGAGACTATGACTGAAAATGAAATTAGAGCCTTAGCATCTTTACCTCCTGTAGCAGGTGGAGATAAAAGCAAGTCACAAATTGCACAAACACCTATACTATAATGCTATACTTTATAACAGAAACTTACTTAAAGAATAACACACCCATCACAGCTAATGTAGATGTCAATAATGTTACTCCTTACCTAGCTACTCAAGCTCAACTAAGAATTATGCCTATCTTAGGTACTACATTCTATAATGACTTGCTTACTAAGTACAATGATCAGACTTTAGATCCTGATGAAGAGACTTTAGTAACATTCATTCAGCCTATTATTGCATGGAGAGCAGCAGAGGATGCTGTATTTGGTCTATCTCTACAGCTAAAGAATAAAGGATTGCAAACTCAATTCGGAGATAACAGCTCATCAGTAGATAGAGGTACTATAGCATTCAGTATGGAACACTATGCACAAAAGGCTGCATTCTTTGAGCAGAGATTGATAAGATACTTACTTAAAAACAGAGCTTTGTATCCAATATTCACAGGTACAACTAACCGAGATACTGACTTAAGACCTATGATTGATGGCTGTAGCTGTTTATCTAATGGCTTGCTTGAGTGCAATGGTCTATGTGGAGGTGCAGGGAACAATGGCTATAACAATTCAATCTTAATAATATGAAGCACTCAGGAGTCTTATCTATAATAGTATTCAGTTTAGGATACTTAACAGGCATATCATTACTATTTGAGCCTGCTCTATATCTTAAGCTAATGGGAGCTAGTATAATAGGATATCTAAGTTTTATTCTAGCATTACAAATGGAGGGACACGAATGAAAGCACAACTATCACTATTACTAATATCTATACAATCCAAACTTTTGACACTTATATCTATATGCTTTGCATTCTTTTTACCAATAAGTGGCATCCTAATAATGATAGGAGTATTAATATCTATTGATACTATCACAGGCATTTGGAAAGCTAAAAAGATAGGAGATAAAATTACTAGCAGAAAGCTATCAGCTATCATTAGCAAGTTAGCACTCTATGAAGTTACTGTGATTATGTTCTTTTTAATAGACCAATTCATACTAAATGATATCATACTTACTTTTTTTAGTGTACCATTTATGCTTACCAAAATTGTAGCTCTAGTATTATCTAGTATTGAGGTGATGTCAATCAATGAGAATTATAAAGTAGTAAAAGGCATAGACTTATGGCAGTCAATGAAATTACTATTTGCTAGAGCTAAGGATATTAAAGATAATCTAAACAAATTGAAATGACTAGATGGGAATTAACCTCTAAATATGGTACTGCTAATGTAACAGGTGCAGGATACTTAGTAAAGATTAAGCTACCTTATCCTATGCGTATAGCTTGGGACTTGGACAGCTCAGTAAATACTATGATGTGCCATAAGTTAGTGGCTTCTAATTTTACAGCTGTATTCTGTGAGCTTCTAGCTACCTATGGATACGAGAAGATTAAAGAGTTAGGGATTGATTTATTCGGTGGATGTTTTAATTATAGAAAGATGAGGGGGGGTACAGCACTATCCATGCACTCATGGGGGATAGCAATAGACTTAGATCCTGCTAGAAATCTACTTAAAGAATCATCGAAAACTGCAAGATTTGCAAGACCTGAGTATAAGGCAATGATAGATATATTCTACAAGCATGGATTTATATCTTTAGGTAGAGAGAAGAACTACGATTGGATGCACTTTGAAATAAAAGAATGATGAGATACTTAGCTATAATCTTACTACTCAGCAGCTGCTCTGCTCAATATCATCTTAATAAAGCTATTAAGAAAGGATATACCTGTGAGCAAACAGGAGATACTATCAGAATCACAACTTTAGATTCTATCCCTGTTATCATTCATGATAGCATAGTATGGGAGAAATTCATCACTACTAAGGATACAATCATAAAGTATAACACAGTCTATGTGCCTAAGACTAGACTAGAAAAAAAAATAGAATATAAATTAAAAATAAAAAATATCTACAAAGATCGTATTGTAGAGAAAGCACAGGCTAAAGCTACAAGACCTAGAACTAGAGGCAATCTTAACCTGTTATTTGTAGGAGTAGGCATAGGCTTACTGCTATCATATCTCTTTAAATTTGCGAGGGAGAAATATTTGTTCTAAGTTTACACCATATATGGTAAGAAAAAGACTGTTTTTTGACATTGAGACATCATTCAATGTTGGTATATTTTGGCGATCAGGATATAACCTAACTATCAATCCAGGTGACATCATCCACGAAAGAGCAATCATCTGCATCTGCTACAAATGGGAGCATGAGCAGGATGTACAGTTCCTAACATGGGATAAAAAGCAATCTGATAAGGCAATGATTAAGGCATTCCTTAAAGTTATGGCTCAAGCAGATGAAATTGTGGCTCATAATGGGGATAGATTTGACCTCAAATGGATACGCACAAGAGCTCTATTACATGGATATGATGTATTCACCTCACCAAAGACTATAGATACTCTTAAATGGGCTAGAAAGTATTTTAATTTTAACTCAAATAAACTAGACTATATTGCTAAGTATTTAGGAGTAGGTCAAAAGATGGATACAGGAGGACTTGACCTGTGGAAAGATATTGTATTTAAGAAAGATCAGCAGGCAATGGATAAGATGGTAGCATATTGCAAAATGGATGTCACTGTCCTAGAAGCTGTATTCAATAAGCTCAATTCTTATGCAGCTCCTGCTACTAATTATGCTGTAATGGAGGGAGATGAGAAGTTCTGCTGTCCTGAATGCACTAACTATAATGTAAGGATTAATAAAAAGGTAGTGACTGCTGCAGGGACTATTCACTATTGGATGAAATGTATAGATTGCGTTAAGCACTTTAAAATAAATAATAAAACTTATGTAGAATTTTTGAAATTCAAATATAAGCATTAACTTAGCACTTGTTTCCATGTTAAAGAAAGCAGTTGTAAGCTCCCCAGCACGCAGCTGCTTTTTTACTTTACAGATAACACTAAATAAAGTTTACAAATAACGATACTTTTGTAAGATATGCTTTACATAATAGGAATAATTCCGATTAACTATGTAATTCCAAAGTAATACTTTAGATTTGTCCCGTTTTTTAATTAATAAATTGGACTTTTTTAAGGCTATAACCTTAATAATAGCAAAGGTTTTAAGGTTTTAACCTAATGATTCCCCACATTATTATAATATTCTGCGGTTGCAGTCGCAAATTGCGACCTCAGTTATATGTTTTACCTTTACTCTACTACATTATTAAGTAGAAATTACCTTTATTATATGTTTTACCTTTAGAGGATGGGTACAAATTGTACCTATCCTTATTTAGAATGAATATAAATTACACTTTTTTATTGCAGTTATAAAACTTAATACTATCTTTGGCGTATAGTTATCAACAATTAAAAACTTTTACACATGAAAACATTTAATGAAATCTTAGATTACTTAGAAGTACAACAGCAGGAGGATAAGCTAAACACAAATCAACTGCATTTAATTATTCAGACCTTAACTACATTTTTGAACAAAGAACAGTTAGAGGAAATTGAGAATTTATTTAACCAATTTAAAAAATAATACAATGAAAAAACTAATTAAATACTTTACTCCTGTAGGAGCTGAAGAGATTGCTATTGCTAAGGCATTTGTTATAGTAACATCTGTAACATTATCAATCTTATTTTTATTCACTTTTTTAGAACTTATATTATGAATTTTATAGACCTATACAAAAATGGCAATCAATACATTTCTAATTGGACTACTGACTATGATAGTGATGTATACATAGCAGGAACTATTGAGCCATTTACCTACAATGCTACAGAGACTGATGATGGAGATATATCCCTGTTTATTCTAAGTGATGCAAATCTTAACCTACTTAAATCTAAGCTATGACAATTAACGCAATTATAAAGTTTTGGAATAGCAGGAGAACAGCAGAAGAGATACGAGGTGGATTTAATCTACCTCTTTACCTCAGGTATTTACAAATCATAAATAATAAATCCAATGACTGAGTTTACACAGCTAGCTAGAGAGGTCCAGGACACTATAGCTAATGGTGATTACACTCACCAAAAATACCTACAATTTAGAGAATGGTACTTTCAGAATTATGAGGGTAGCAAGAGAAATGCTAACAGAGATTTTGCAATGTTTGATTTAATGTATGGCTTAGATGTGCCAATTAAAAATAATGACAATGAAGATATATAAAGTAGTATATAAGACCTTTGACTATTGGAATGGTCCTATAAAGTTAGTGACTAGGATATTGGAGGCTTATGATGCTGATCATGTTAAGCAGCTCATACAAAAGAATGATGATCTAATTTTATTAATTGAAGAGGTATGAATGACATCATAAGAGAAAGGTATCCATTTGAGCCTACTAAAAAGATAGCAGATGACTTAGGATTATCAGAGTCATCAGTTTATAATAGAGCATTTGCTATGGGTATTAAGAAAGATCCTGTTTATCTTCGGACTACTCAATATCCTCCAGGTTATCTAGGTGGTAAAGCTACTCAATTTCAGAAAGGTCAGATACCTCCTAACAAAGGACAAAAAATGTCCACAGAAGTATATCAAAAAGTGGCTAGGACTATGTTTAAGAAAGGTTCTAAGCCTACCAACACTCAACCTATTGGAACTATTCATCAAAGAAAGGATACAGGAGGTAAGATGTATCTGTATATTAAGATAGCAGATTCACATTGGGAACAGCTAAACAGGTACACTTGGGAGCAGCACAATGGACCAATTCCTAAGGGGATGGTAGTAGTGTATAAGGATGGTAATTATCTGAATAATGATATTGATAATCTGCTAATGATTACTAAAAAGGAGAACATGGCTAGAAATACCATACAAAGATTACCTAAAGAGCTTCAGCAGGTGATGAGATTAAAATGTAAACTAATAAATAAAATAAATAAAAATGGCACACAACAAACTAAGTGATTTAAGAGATCACATCTTTATGGCTCTCGAAAGATTGAGCGATGAAACATTAACAATAGAGCAGGTGAATGTGGAGGTGGATAAAGCTAAGGCAATATCTCAGCTCGCAGGAACTCTAATCCAATCAGCTAAAGTAGAGATTGATTTCATTAATGCTACCGGTGTAATGGAGTCTCAATCAGATCTATTTAAGTCAGTAACACAAACTAAGTTATTATGACAGCAGTACAACAGGTGTTTAGTGAGCTACTAGCATTACATCCTCAGCTCTTTAACATTAACTCAGTAGAGGGTAGAGAATTTGTCCATCACTTTCATAATTTTTTGGAGATAGAAAAGCAACAAATGAAAGATGCAAGTTGCCCATACGTTGGTGGTTGGGAAGATGATGACTTTGAATATTGGTATAATCAAACATATAAATCAGAACAATGAAAAAGACAGCAGTAGAATGGTTAATTGAAAAACTTAGTTATTCAACAAGTGACGGTACTATAATATCTCACCACTTTATTATTAATAAATTAGTTGAACAAGCCAAAGAAATGGAAAAACAACAAATGAAATACTTTATACAAGCAGGTTATTATGCTCACTCACAAGGTCACACAAAAGATGATGAATTATATAATTATTGGATTGACAATTATAATAGAGAATAACAACAAACAAAACTTGAACAATGAAAGAAGAAATAGAATTTTTAAAAGAACAGATTGCAAAGTATCAGCTAACTAACAACTCTAGAAATAGATCCTATGTCTATAAAAGATACTATATAATGTACAGGCTGAACAAGTGCAAGCTCACACTTAGTGAAATAGGTAGGCTTATGAATAGACATCATGCTACTGTTATTCATGGTATCAAAATGCACAGGAGATGGTCCAGGATGCAGGATAAAGTATATCTGCATGAGATAGAGCCATTAGTTGAGGCTGCTGTTAATGATAATTATGAGGATAAGTACAAAG